GAGACCGCTACAGGGCATTAGGTGTCTAGTAAGGCAATCATACCAACGCGCTCGCAATAGGCCGTTCTGGGGCATCTGGTGAATGTCAAATCGACACGCCGAGTCGTTATCAAATCGTTATAAACTATTTTGGGCATCAAATCTAGCTTACCATAGTTTTGTCGTTTTGTCAAGCGATGTTATCAAATCGTTATAATTCGACACGGGGTTTTGAGACCTCCCTGAAACGGGCAGGCTTCGGTTTAGCCAGATTACTTGGGGCTCAACTGGACTGCTCCCGTGTTGCTATTTTCAATGTTTAGTTATTGGTATTACCCTAGCATAGTTTTGCTAGTTTGTCAAGCGTATTTGTAAAGTGTGTAGATTATCCAGACTAAAATTAGTCCTGCCACAATTTGGTCTCCCATTAGCTTGCTCCTCCCTTTTGTTGTGTTGCGTGGCGTGTCGGGTCTCGCTCCCGTTGGTAGCCTGTTAGCTACTCACGCCTAAGCCTAGACTAGCCCCCACGCTCTCTTGATTAGATTCTGCTGTCTGCTAGTAGTCTGGGAATATTTGACGGGACTAACCCATCTCTTACCCCCAAGCTCTAAGCTTGCTATTAGCGTGTTATAGCTGTATACGACATAGTAGCCCGTTTGAGCGTCCCAAAACCCGTTTAGGCTGTTGCCCCTGAATGGTTGCCTGTTGGCTAGTTTGCTCTCAATTACTTTATAGCTGTCCAATTTTGCTCCTTTAGTTATGGCTTAGGCGGTTGCCTATTCCGTCCCGTGTTGGGTCTTGCTCCCAAATGTTAGCCTATTAGCTAATCACGGGTTAGCGATTACTCGCTTAGATATTCCCCGTTAGATAGTAGCTCCCAGAGTAGCTCTTCAATATCTAGGTTAGTCTCTTCTTCATATTCTAGCATTACTTAGCCCCTTCTAGGTGATTGTATTCGTAGTGTAAAAAGTCATAAGCTAAAAATCCGCCTTCTTCGGTTGTGGATTCTTTACTGGCTTGCTTGTAGCAACTAGCGCAAAAATCCCTGCCGTTGATTCTAATCGTTTCCATAATTTCAACCTAACTAATCTAAGTTAGCTACTTTAGCTAACATATTTAGGATTCCATACTTACTTAGCAAAGTCAAATCTAAAACACCTTTTTTTGTATCAAACAAATCATTTTATTAGCCAGTTTACAGGGGATTACCCCGCCGCACAACCGCATCCACTTCGCCACCTTTCCCAATCTTTTGAGCAACTGTAGCCACAAATACCGCTATATGCTAAGATAGCAATATGTCGGAATTAATTGTAAATCTAGAAGGCTACGGGGAGTACACCCTGAAGCTTGACCTGCACGACCCAGGTGAAATCGAAGTGTGGTCAGCCACCTTTACAGACAGTAACCTCAGGGATGAGTGGACTGTATTCTTTGAAATGAATGAAGGTGACTACGAGGTCTGGGACCTGATTGACGTAGCCATTGAAACATATCGAGACGAATACACTCCAAACGAAAACCAAGATTAAAAAAATTTCCCGCATATTTTTAAAACTTTTCAAAATATAAGGAGCAAGATGTCCAGAGGACTTACCGACCCAGTTGAGCCAGAACAACAAGAAAACTCTAACGAGGTTGAATCCACAATTAGAGATATCATCATAGGCCAGAACAAACTCCATGACCGCCTTGTGCAGTTAGAGAAACAAGTGGACCACCTAGTATCTTCTTGGCAAGCTGTGCCAAAGCCTACAGCTAAGAAGTGGCGCAAAGGAATCTAAATGAGCAAAGAAGTATCTGTACTAGATGAGATGCTGATTAAAGCCGCGGCAGGTGGTAAGTCAGGCATGGAGATGGAAAAGCTTACTGGTATCCCAGCCGCACAAGCTGTGCTCCACGTTAAGCAGCTTCTTGCAACTCGTGACATCTGGACAGAACACGAACAACGCCAGTTGCTACTTACAGAGATGCACGAATTAAAAGACAGCTTAACTGACCACGCCATTAAAGCAGGAGACGTTGACTCCGCTAGACTATTGCTTAAGACCCTAGAGATAATTGGCAAGCGCCTTGACGGTCAACAGCAGGTGCTAGATGAGAACATGATTAAGCTAAGCCACTTCCAAGAACGTGTGCTGCTACGTGCCATGGACACGGCTCTAAACTTTGCCAAGGAACAGCTTGCAGAAAGATATCCAGAGATTACCAGAAGCGAATTAGAAGAACTAGTTGCCGATGGTTTACAGAAAGCCAAATACGAGATAGAAGACAATGAGCCTATCTGAGACCTGTAGCTGTGGGGCCAGCTTCTCTGCAGAACGCAATGATGAACTAAAGCTATTAAACTCTTGGCGTACTACGCACAAGTGTCAATTACCCAAGCAGGGAGACCTGGCGATTGTTGATTCTTCGCATAGTTCAATAGCAGAAGACTTTAGAATACCTGAGCTTCACATTGGCTTTAGGCCATCAGAGGGCGATGAGGATGATTGATAATGTCATTGACGGCGTTATCGCTGACCTACGCAAGCGTAGCAAGAACTCTGTCTATCTAACTGACCCAGAGGCTTGGGCGCAAGATGTACTAGGCAAGACCCTTTGGTCTAAGCAGCAAGAGATTGCTAAGAGCGTAGTTGACAATACCCACACCGCGGTAGTAAGCTGTAACGGTGCAGGTAAGTCTGCTCTTGCTGGAATACTTGGAGCTTGGTGGATTGCAGTTCACGACCCATACGAAGTTGCGTTGATTTGTTCCGCACCTACTTACCCGCAGATTGCACGTGTTCTATTCCGTGAACTTAAAGATAACCACAAGATTGCAGCAGAGCGTGGGTTCAGCCTGCCAGGGCACATCAACCAGTCCGAAGAGTGGAAGCTTGATGACACTTACGGAACCTTGATTGGCTTTGGTCGTAGACCAGCTGACACCGACATCGTGTCTGCCTTCCAGGGTATCCACCGTAGGTTTGTGTTTGTAATCCTAGATGAAGCTGGTGGTATTCCTCTTGACCTGTACACCGCTACTGAAGCTGTTACTAACACCGCAGACGCTAGAGTACTTGCAATTGGAAACCCTGACCGCCGAGGTACAGAGTTTCACCGTATCTTCCGTGAAGACCCAACTTGGAACAAGATTAAGATTTCCGCTTACGACAGCCCTAACTTCACAAACGAAGTTGTGCCTGAAAGCCTAAAGCCTTTGCTAATTCAAAAAGAATGGGTAGAGAAGCAAAAGATTTCCTGGGGTGAAGAATCTGCTAGGTTTAAATCTAAGGTGCTTGGCGAGTTCCCAGATGAAGCTGACAACACATTCTTTTCACAAAGCACAATTGACAAAGCCATTGACACTGAGATACCAGAGGATATGGAAAAGACCGCTGTACTTGGGGTTGACCTTGCACGCTTTGGTGAAGACGATTCGGTTGTGTACATTAACCGCGGTGGTAGATGTCGAAAGCTAGAAACTTGGTCCAAAGCTACCGCTGTTGAGTCTGCAAACAGAGTTCACAGGATGGCACTTGAGCAAGCTGTGTCAGAAGTTCGAGTGGACGCTGCTGGCTTGGGTGGACCAGTGGTTGATATGCTAGCTAACCTAGCAGATGGCAAGTACATTGTTATTTCAATGCTAGGCTCTGCAGCTAGCCCAGATAAGATGAGATGGCTTAATGCCCGTGCTCACATCTATGACGGGCTACGTGAGGCCATGTCAGATGGCAAGCTGGATATTGACCCAGATGATACAACCCTACTGGATGAGATGCTAATGATTCAATATAAGTTCTCGCCAAGGGGTGCAATACAGATTGAAGGTAAGGATGATATGCGTTCACGTGGTGTTAAGTCCCCTGACAGCCTCGATGCACTAACATATGCTACTGCAGACCTGTCTCACATAGTTAATTCTAGCTATAAAGACAAGAAAGCTGGAGATTTAATCCAGTATGATTACAATATATTAGACAATCAATTCCCTTTTTACAAAGACTGGGTATGGTAAACTATACTTTATAATAGTTTTTATATAACTTTAGGATGTTTTTAATGGACTTTACTAAGCTTTCAGAACAGTTTAATGCCACATTAGCAGAGAATGAATTGCTCCGCGAGAGCTATACTTCCATGGCTCAGGCAGTAATTGCCTTCGATGATTCAGGCTGGAACCCCTCTGGTGCAGTTACTGAGAAGGGATTTACCCTTACTCAGGTAAAAGAAATCGCTAACAAGGCAAGACAGACCGCAGAAGGTAACCCGCTTTTAAAGCGTGGCTCTGCACTTAGAACTTCTTATATCTTTGGTAGGGGTATTAACTTCAACCAGCAGCCACCAAGAGTGCAAAGACTTATGGAGCTACAGCAGAACCAGGATGTTCTGTTCTCCCCAGAATCTCAGGTAATTAACGAGCGTAGCCACTTTACCGATGGACAGTTCTTTGTGCTAGGAAACCTAAGCACCAAAACTTTCCAGCGTATTCCTCTTGACCAGATTAGCGCAGTAGTTACAAACCCAGATGACGATGAAGATATTTGGTACTACCGTAGAACTTGGACACGCAAAGCATCAAACCTTTTGGGTGCAGGTGGTTCTGATGAGCTACTAAACATTTGGTACCCTGCTGATACTTACAAGCCAGCCAACGGAAGATACGTTGCTAGGATTGAGAACCAGCCAGTTGATGTTAACTTTAGATTGTTTGCATCCCGTGTCAACCGCAGAGCTGGTTCTATCTGGGGAGTTGCAGATGCTTTCCCAGCTTTGCCTTGGGCACACGCTTACAACGAGTATCTAAAAGATGGCTCACGTATGCTAAAGGCTTTGGCTATGTTTGCTTGGCAGCTAAAGAGCAAGACTCGTTCAGGTGCAACTAATGCTGCTGCAGCGATTGCTACTCCTGCTACCTCTGGCTCTACAGCAATTGTCGGAAACGACATGGAGCTGTCATCCCTACCTCGTGCAAGTGCTGTTGACCTAAGCGATGGTAGACCACTTGGCTCTATGGTTGCGAGCGCATTGGAAGTTTCTGTTGTTGCTTTGCTTTCCGACCCAGGAACCTCTGGTGCTTACGGAACCGCACAGACTCTAGATGTTCCTACTGTGAAAGCTATGGAAGCACGCCAGCACGTTTGGACTATGTTCTACAAGAGAATCATGGAGTTCCTTGGTTCTAAAGATGTAGAGATTAACTGGCCTAAGATTGAAACAGAATCTAGCCAGCGAATGATGCAGGCCCTTGCTTTGGCTAGGGAAACAAACGCTATCTGGGATGACGAGTACCGTGAGGCCGTTATCGAAACCCTTGACATTCCAAGGCTACACGCTGGTCTGCCACCACTTCCTGGTGAGCAAGCTCAGGATGCTGGCTCTGCAATTCCTTCTCAGGGTAACACAGGAGCAGTTGGTTCTTTGCAAGACAACGCAAATGATTTGAGAGACGCAGACGCAGCTCCCTTAGCATAGTTCATAGTATGCTATAATAGTATTCGTAGGAATAACTATATGGAGAATTTTATGAGCGTTGAGCTAAGAGAAAATCTTGGTCTTACTTTTGAGCCTACCAAGGGCAATAAATGGAAAGTAAAAGTCATCGAGGCTGGATGGGGAAGCTCAGGCTATTACCCTGCAGAAATGCTTCGTGAGTACGGACCAAGCGTATTCAAAAAGGGCACTAAAGTTTTTATGAATCACCCTTCGGTTAACGAAGAGAATGACCGTCCTGAAAGAGACGTTGAGAAGCTAGCTGGTAAACTAACCACCGATGCTTACTTTACTGAAAATGGACTTGTCGCAGAAATTCAATTTTATTCTCACTACGCTCCTATTATCAAGGAGATGTATGAGGATGTAGGTTTGTCTATCCGTGCACTTGGCGAAGCCAGTCTTGGAGAAGCAGAAGGTCGTGAAGGACCTATCATCGAAAGTTTGGTAGCAGATGAGCTAACAAGCGTAGATGTTGTAACCGTGGCTGGAGCTGGAGGGAAATTTATTTCTCTTCTCGAAAGCTACACCAGAAAAGATGCTGGTACCGAACAGGTAACAGAATCCTTATCGGAAGGAAATGGAATGTCCATAAGCAAGGAAGAATTTGACGCAGCTATTGCTGACCTCAAAGCTGCCTTCGTTGAGGCAATCTCGCCTGTTATCGAATCAGTTTCGATTTTGGCGGAAGCAGCTAAGCCTGCTGAGGAAGAAGAAGTTGGAGCTGAAGAGGAAACTCTAGAGCCAGCTATTGACCCAGTAGATGTCGCTACTAAATTCAACGAATCAGGACTGCCTAAACTTGCCCTACAGCGTGTAGCTGAGGTAATGAAGTCAGGCTCTGAGAAGTCCGTAGATGAACTAATTGAAGATGAGAAGGCATACGTCTCAGCTGTTAGTGAGTCTGTAATCGCCCCTGCAGCTGACACCTTTGGTGTTATCCACGAGGCATCAAACATCAGCCCAGTTGACGAGCTAGACGCAATTGTGTCTCGCATCGCTGGCAAGTAAAGTAAGGAATAAGTAAATGGCTCTTAATGAAATTTACAAATACGCCAATGAACTAGTTTTCCCAGTAAACACAGCAGTTAACTCTGGTGATGTTGTTAAGGTTGGAGACGTTGTTGGAGTTGCACAGGAAGACGCAGTGACTGGTGAGGATGCAGCAACTTACGCTACTCTAAAACTAGACGGCGCTTTCAAAATCGCAGTAAAGTCTGGTGACACATTTGATGTGGGCCAGAAGGCTTACGGAGTTGCCAACTCTACTACTGGAATTATTCCAGAAGTACAGGAATCTTCTACTAGCGCTAAGCTAGTTGGACACGTTATCAAGACCATCACTGGCTTTGCTATCGTTCGTCTAGCTCAGAACTAAGGATAGGTAAAAATGACTGAAAACACTACATCAAGACAGGTTGAAGCAGCTAAGCTTCTCGAAGGTGCACTTCGTGGAGACCGCCGCGACAAGCTAAAGCTACAAGAAGGTATCTCCACAAGCGACCTACCTATCCAGCTAGCACCAGTAATCAACAAGATTCTATTGCAGAACTACCAAGACACCCCAAAGGTGTGGGACCGTTTCGCAACTCGTCTAGTTGTTGATGACTTCCGCAAGCAGCAGTTCCTAAACCTCCGCTACGAGGACTCAGGACTAGACAACCAGGGAGACAAGTTCCGCGAGGGCTCACTTCCTACCGTTGGCG